GAGAGTATGGGAATACGTTAAAGAACAATACAGCCAAGAGAAAGAGAGTATTTTAAAAGAGCATACAGAGAAATATTGGAAGCTTTATAACAAGTGTTTACAGAAAAAAGACTACCAAACCGCTAGAGGTATCTTACAAGATTTGAGTAAGCTTAAAGGACTTAATGAAGCTGAGAAGAAAGATATTACTTCTGGAGGAGAAAGTATTAAAATTGTAATAGGAGTAGACAACGATGATTAAAAGAGTAACACAAAGAAACGAGATTAAGTTTAAGCGTAAGAGAATAAAAGAGGGGTATAAAGAACTAAATGGTAAAAGATGGACTAATGATATATTTATTAGCGAGTCACGTAAGTACGCTTATGTAAAATGGATTATTAGAACGCCACAAGAATGTCTATAAAGCTCACAAAGAAGCAATTTGAAGCTCATAGCTATTTGCAAGACAAAGAGACCATAGAAGTACTCTATGGAGGTGCTGCGGGTGGTGGTAAGTCTTGGTTCGGTTGTCTATGGGTTATAAAAAGTGCTTTAGACTATCCTGGAACAAGATGGCTAATAGGTCGTTCTAAACTAGATGCTTTAAAAAAAACAACCCTTAATACCTTTTTTGATCTTGCTAGTACCCTCAAAATTAATAGTGAGTATAATTATAATGCTAACGAGAAAACTATTACGTTCTCGAATGGCTCTCAGATTATCCTTAAAGATTTATTTCTCTACCCGTCTGATCCGAATTTTGATTCTTTGGGGTCTTTGGAGATTACAGGTGCATTTATCGACGAGTGTAACCAAGTTGTGGAAAAAGCTAAAAACGTAGTTATGTCGCGTATGAGGTATAAACTAACTGAATACAATTTAAGTCCTAAAATGTTAATGACTTGTAATCCTGCTAAGAACTGGGTTTATCACACATTCTACAAACCACATAAAGAAAACACTTTACCTAAACATAGAAAGTTTATACAAGCTTTACTAAGCGATAATAAGCACGTACATAGCTCTTATGCTGACGCTCTAAGTCGATTAGACGAAGCAAGTAGACAAAGATTGTTATTAGGTAACTGGGAATATGATTCTGACCTATCTAAACTATTTAGCTACGAATCGTTATTAAATATGTTTACTAATGAATTTATAGAATATGGAACTAATTTTATTACTGCTGATATTGCTCGCTTTGGGAACGATAAAACGGTTATCGGAGTTTGGAGAGGGTGGCGATTAGAGAAAGTTATTACCTTGCAAGGTTCTGACGTTGTCAATACCTCTAATGTGATTAGACAAGAGGCTAACGAGTTAAGAATACCTATGTCTAGTGTCGTAGTAGATGAGGACGGAATAGGAGGAGGAGTAAAAGATATTCTCCGTTGTCAAGGGTTTGTAAATAACTCTACACCTATGAAAGTTGAAGGAGAAAAAGAAAACTTTAGTAACCTTAAAAGCCAATGCTATTTTAAATTAGCCGATAAGGTAAGAGATAATGAGGTTTACATTAAAGATACATCTATTCAAGAGGTATTAATCCAGGAGTTAGAGCAAATCAAACAAAAGGACATGGATAAAGACGGCAAGAAGTCTATTATACCTAAAGACAAGATTAAAGAACTTATAGGTCGATCTCCTGATTACGCTGATATGCTAATGATGAGAGTTTATTTTGAACTTTATAAAACAAAAAGCTGGGTAGATAGTTTGTATTAATCCTTTCGAACCCTTTCGAACCCTTTCGAACCGTTACGGAATGGTTCGGAAATAAGAATAAGAATAAGAATAAGAATATGAATATGAATATTAAAGATATAGTTAATAGAGCTAATGGGTCATCTTACACTTTAGAAGAAATGTGCTATATCATCGAGCAATATATTTTTATAAAAAAGAATCGTAAAGTAACTATTAACCCGTATAAAAGTAGTATCTTAAATGGTAAAATCAATTCTTTATACTTTCAAATAGAGTTAAAGAAGATAATAAAAGCGTTTAACTATGCTTTAGTTTTTATAAACCGTTAAAAATTAGTATATTAATGTCTAAAATTGAATACTTTACGAATATGGAAAAGAGAAAAGAGATTGACAAGCACCTTGAAGCTATGGCTAGTCTAAGAGCCACATTAGGAACTGACTCCTTAGTCAAAGAGAAAGATGCAGTACAAAAGCAATGTAACGAGCATTTAAGAGCTATTAAGGAGATTGATGTAGATTTTTATAAAATGATTAGTTTAGATAAATAATGGATAAGTTTGGATTTAATACACCTAGTCACTTTTCTATATCTAAATACAGTGAAGAGTATAAAGTAACTATACCAAATAGTGATACAACTTGCGTTGAAGCTTTGTCTGTTTGTTTATGTTTGCTTCGTTTGTCTGGTTATCATGAATCATCTATTAAAGAAGCTTTACAAGAATTAATAGATACTTACGATGATTAAAGGGCATTTATACACAACACGTAAAACTAAACTACCTAAGTGGTTAAAAAGAGATACTAAGATACCTTTTGAAATACCTAGCGGTTGGCATGAGGTTACGTTAGAACAGTTTATAGAAATATCTAAAGACTTGGATTACTTGGAGATGTTTAGCGTTCTATCAGGTGTTGAGTTAGAAACTATTAAGAAGTGTAGACCCGAAGAGGTAGCTTATATTGTTGAGCAATTAGAAAGCTTATACAACCCTAAAGAGTTAGAAAGTTTGAGCGATATAGTAGAAGAGTTTACTTTGAACGGTGTTACTTATAAAGTTAATCCTAACTTAATTAATGATACTGTAGGTCAATGGTGGGATATAAAAAAGATTGAGGTAGCAATGAAGGACGAACCTATAAAGTTTATCCCTAAGTTGATAGCTATGATTGCTAGACCCGAAGGAGAGGAGTACGATTATTCTAAAGTAGAAGATAGAGCTAAAGAGTTTTTACAACTAGATGTATTAACGGCTTTTAAAGTACGTACTTTTTTTTTGAGCAATCAGCTAGTATATTTAATAAATTCAAACCGTTATTTGAAAAAGAGTATAAAAGTGAAGAAGTTATTGCAGGTTTTGATGCGCTTTCTAGGAAGTTTGGTTCGTTACTTACTGTCGTTTCATTGGCTAAAGAGCATAGTACACTATGTGCGATCTTTGGTAGAAAGGAAAAGATAACGGATTACACAGTAGGCGAAGTATTTACTTATTTACTAATAGAACAAGAGCGGAACGAATGCCACGAGAAACTAACAAAGGCTTATAGTAAGAAATGAATTTAAACATTATACATAGCATATTTGAGGAGATAGCAACTAAACATAAAGCTATTAATTCATTTTACACAGGGTTAGCTACAGAGTTTAACCCTGATTTTGATTTAAAATATCCTTGTATGTTTGTTGATCCGGTAAGTATAACTAAATCCATGAGAGAGGGGTATTTCTCTAATAATTGGAATATCGTATTAGAAGTGATTGATTTACTACCAGAGGATAGAACTATGGATTATGTAAATAAGACATTAGATAGCACTCAACAGATAATAGATCAAGTATTAAGTAGATTTATTACTAATTACTCCACTACGGAGGTTACTTATAATAATCAAACCGTTAAGAGTGATTTTGTGATACAAGATAACTTTACAGTATTACCTTTGATAGACGATACTGATAAGAATCATACTGGGTGGCAAGTTAGTTTTACTATAACCGAACAAGTAAAATATTCTACTTGTTGTAATGACGATGTATTTGATGCGTGAGTTTGCTAGAACATCATTAAGGTTAAGGTTAAGAAGTGCCGAGTTTATAAAAGATATTATAGACGATCTAAATAAAGAGGGCAAAAACGCTACAGGAACATTAGCGAAAAGTCTTAGATTTTCTCAAGCCGTTACTAGTGGTATGATAACCGTAAATTTCAAAGCTAAAGACTATTGGAAGTGGGTAGATAAAGGACGTAGACCTGGAAAACAACCTCCGATAAAGCCATTAATACGTTGGGCAAAGGTTAAGTTAGGGTTAAGTGGTAATGATGCTGTTAGTGCAGCTTTCGCTATTTCCAAGACTATAGCAAGAAAAGGAACAAAAGGAACAAATACATTTACAAATAATATTAACAAATATAAACAAGACATTGACAAGTTACGTAATAAGGAACTTAAACAAGATGTTAGTGAGTTTATAAGAAAAGCATTAAGATAATGGCAAGTTTAACAAATAACATTACAACAAGTGTAACAATAGGAACTACTACCTATAATTTAACGGTTAGCGAATCTATTACTTTAACTGATGATAACGTAGTACATCAAACATTAAGCGTACCTACTTCTGAGGTAGATTTAGCTACTATAGGTGCTGTTGGTCCAGCAGGATTAAGTGATTTAGCGTTTTTACTTGTAGTTAATAGAGACGGAACTAATTTTATTAGGTTAAGGTTAGAGGATACTGGAGGGCATACAGCAGATTTTAAAGTACCTGCGGGTCAATCTTTAATGATAAAAACTAAAGACATTAACGTATCAGCAACTGGAGGAGCTTTTGCTTCGTTTAGTTCAATAGATACTATAGCAGCTCAAGCCGATACTGCTTCATGTGATGTAGAGATATTTTTAGCATATTAATTATGGCAATAACAGTAGTAAGTAGACCGAGTCAATACAATGCAGCGTACTTACCTGTTGAGTATGTATTTACGTCTGATAAATCGCCTAATGTAATTAGTGGAGAGAGCGCTACTGGATCGCTTAAATCTGCTGACAATTTAGGGGTAGATATTGAGGTAGGAGATGATTTAGTAGTAGTAGTAACTTCTACTTTGCCTATCGTTATAGGAGACTTCATTAAGTTAGAAAACGCTGGAGTGTATAATGGTATTCATAGAGTATCTGAAATATTAGTAGGTACTGAGGGTGTCAATGTTAGTTGGTTTAAAATAGATACTCCATTTAGTGTTAGGGTTGGAGGTGCTACAGATCCATTTGTAACTCCTATTAGTTCTGTTACGGTTAGCAAGTATTATAATAATTTTAGTGCTGTATTAGATTTATACATTGAAGGGTCTTTTATTGTTAGGCTCAGGAAGAAGGTTAATGTAGACGGTCAATTTGTATTTGATATATCTAATATACTTCAAGAGTATCTAGGGAGTGATTTAAACGACTTAACAGAAACTAGTCATACAGTAGCTACGGATTTAGCTAAAGACTTTTATATTCAATACGCAGAAGAATACGACGAAATAACAGACGGCATAAATAATTTAACATTACAGAGCTTTACAGATGATTCTAGTAACACTTTTACAGCAGTTAACAGTACTGTTCCTTACGTATGGCTTAACAATTTCTCTATTGATAGCGTCAATTATAACCTATCCGACTTTTACAGTGATTCAATTCCTAATACGAGTACTAGGTTTCTTACAAACCAACCTAGCACGATTGAGATAGGTAGCAATGAGAGTTATCAATTATCATTTATTCAAGGAACAATAAAGGTAAGAGATGACTTAAAACGTAGAGTTATTACTTATGATTCTACAGGGTCGGTAATAGCAACAACGGATACTACTTTAATAATTTCTAGTTCTAGTGAGGTTGTAAATGTTTCATGTGGTACTAATAATTTAGGCGCTATTATTACTGCTGCTACGGCTAAATACGATGTTAAAATAGTTTACGGAACTGATGTTATAAGCGAAACATTGACATTTAGTATTAATAGTGATTGTAGTAAAGTAGATCGTAGAATAGAGTTTGTAAATAAGTTAGGAGGTTTAGATGCTTTTACTTGCAAAGGTAAGGAATCTAAAGATATGGATATAGAGAAGTCTGTATTCAAGAGAACTTTAAACTCATCTAGGACAATTCCTGAACGATCTTATACAACAGTATCGGTAGATTCTAAAGAAGTACATACTTTAAACACTGGTATAATATCTAAAGCAGAGCGAGATTGGTTAATAGAAATGATCGAGAGCCCTGAGTGTTATATAGTTTTAAGTGGGTATAGAATACCAATACAAATAACAGATAAATTCGGTATTGATAAACTAGCAGAAGATTCTTTTAATATTCAATTCGAATATGAATTTGCATTTGATAGAATAACACAGCGTAACTAATGAGCAGTATTTTAAACATATACGAGTTAGATAAATACGATCCTAACGACTTTCTTATACCGTTAAATTTTAGTGTTAATGACTTTAGAAACTTAGATACTCGTAACGGTGTATTCAGTAAAACGATTAAGATACCAGGAACTAAAAAAAATGATTCTTTACTAGCTCACTCTTTTAATATATCTGCTGAGGGTTTTTTTGATCGTAACGAAAGAAGTAGAGCGATAGTAGAGAAAGACGGTATAAGATATTTAGACGGCTCGGTGCAATTAAAAAAGGTTAATATTACTCAAGGTAAGGCTTGGGAGTATGAGTTAATATTGTATGGAGAGTTAGCCGATTGGGCGGCTTTATTAAAAGGTCGTAATATTAGAGACTTAAACTACTCAACCGTAACTTACAATTACGCTAATTTAAGAGGCACATGGAGCAATAAAGGAGATAGTAGTGAGTATGTTTTTCCTTTGGTCGATTATTCAAACTTTATAGACGATGACCCTGCTTCGTACGACGCTCCAGTAGAAACATTTAGACCTGCTGTATTTGTTTATTATATCTTTAGAGAAATATTTAAAGGTATTGATTATGAGTTAAAACCTGGTTTCTTCAAGCGTAAAGAGTATAGAGATTTAATATTACCTTATGTGGGAGAGAAGACCTATGCATCTCAAGATGAAATTGATAAAAACTCGTTAATAGCGAATAAAATAACTATACAAAATAAAACAGGTACAGGAGAGAGTATTATACAGCTTTATGATACAGAAACAGACGAAGGCAATAACTTTAATTTAGTAACGGGTAACTATTCAGCTCCTTTTACTTGTAATTATAATGTAAAGGTATTATTGGCAATAAGAAATAATCAGGTTTTATTTAGTAACGATGTTACTATAAGAGTTCGGAATATCTCCAATGTGTTTTATGAAGAAGTTAGAACAATATCAAATAATTCTGTAGAACAGTTTGAGATTATTGTTAATGATATTGCGCTCACAGCTTCAGATAATTTATACTTAACTTTTGAAGGCGATAACGCGGGTACTGATATAGATGTACTCCCAGGCGTTAGACTTGATATAATACCTTCTCAAATACCTATACAAGAAGGGATTAATTTTGATATTTTGAACGGTGTATATGATATATCTCAAGTAGATTTTATTAAGTCTTTTTGTCAAATGCTTAACTTAGTTTGTTTGACCGATTCAAAGCAAAAAAGCGTAGAGTTTATACATAGAGACGAGTTCTATAAACCTATTGAGGAAGCAGATGATTGGAGCAGTAAGTTAGATTTAAACAAGCTGCAAGAGTTAGAGCAAATAGAGGACGGTTT